TTAAAGCGCGGTCGCCAGAACCTCGGTCATCATCTCCAAGATAATTCTCTGTGGTGGAGCCGTACCCGCCTTTACCATCTCCTAAACACATATTAACAAATTGTATTAAATTAGGATCTAGGTAGGCTTGGTAGTTTATATAAGTACCCCCTGGGCCAGTACTAGTCCAAGGTGATGGCTGGAAGTTGTTAGCACGATTTACTGTACTAGAAACGCTACCCACGATACCTTTACTTTCTGGGGCTATAATTGGCGCTATACTTGTAGGAAATGTAGCGCCTGCACCGAAGGATAAATTACCACTAGCATCTGTTTTTAAGAACTGGCCTGTAGTACCGTCGGAGGCCGGAAAGGACAAAGCTGCCCCTCCCGGTCTTTGGATTATGTCTGCTATTAATTTTGACATTAATTATCCTTATGTATTTGAAAGAATAAATCCAGTTGGATTCATTACAAAGTGGTAGGCTCCGTTACTAATAGTATAGGCTGCAGTACCTGAAATAGTTAGCGTATCCATACTAAAAGTCATACGGGAAGCAGCTAAAGTTTTATCTGCACTAATAGTACTGATAAAAGGAACTTCATTAACCGATACATTAGCAACGGCTGTTGCTGTTGCAGTAGCCGCCGTACTAATTGCAGCAGCTTTAGCTGCATCTACATATGATTTTACAGCAGATTGTGTAGGAACTTTAACAGGACTATTTTGTGACAAAGTAGCGTCTGTACTAAATTCATCAATTTGCGCACCTAGTTGAGCACCAACAGAACCTAAACGTAGACTTGTTAGTCCAGATAAATTAAAAGCATTAGCATTAAGAGTTGCACTACCTGTAGCTTGATTAACAGAGAAGTATTTACCTACCCGGAAATTACCATCTTGGTCCGTATTAACAAAGAATACACGACCAGGGAAAGTTTCTAAAGTTTCTTTGCTACCGTCAGCTAACTGTGTTGGAGTATTAGGATAATTAGTAGTTGCAACACCGCCAGTACCAATTGACAAGAAATCATGTCCGGTTAAACGCACACGACTATACTTATAACGTACTTGAGTAGTTGTACCAATAATACTATATCCAGGCTTTTCTTGTGCTAAAGTTACGGAGACTATACTACTAGCGTTTGTCCATCCACCACTTACACTTTGAATAACATAACTATAAGTATCGCCAGTAATTGAAATACTACCGCCAGCAATAGGTAATGCAGTTAAATTACTAAGTACAAGTAAAAAGCCTTTTTGTCCACTTACTGAAGCTAAGGAGAATACTCCCCCACTAGTAGCGGTAATAGTATCATTATTGTTAAATGTACCAGTAATTGGCCCCACATAAATTTTACTACTTGAAGTCTGAACACTAGTAATAATAGCAGTTGCTCCTGCACCATTACTAACGGTATCACCTACATTAAAATTACCTGTAAAAGAACCAAAATTTAATTGGCTACCATAAATTGTACCTGTTACAGCAGTTTCAGTAGTATCATACCCACTAGAAGTTACGCCATATGTACCATAACTATTATTACCATTTAATGCGCGAATCTGTCCACCAGTACTTGTAGAATAGCCAAATGCACAGTAGTAAGTAAAACAAGAAACAATTTCTGCTTTACCATTATCTTTACACCAGTAACCTACCCCATTATCATTAATAATAGTATATCCATGAAATACCATAGATTTATTACCTGTAGCATGTACACTACCATCAACTAAAGCACCTACAGCACCTGAACCAATTGCTGCACATTCTAAAACATAAGGGGATTTTAAATATATAGGAGTAGCTGGGTTTAATCTAACAAATACGCCTTTAATAGTACTAGTAGTAATATCACTATTAGTTCCTGCGGGTACCGTCCAACCAGTCATACCTTTAAATGTCATTTTATTAAGGATAGCACCATCACTTAATAAGAACATTGTAGCTTGTGTATTTAAAGTAGTACCGTCGTCGCTATTACCTGATTTAGGCTGAATAATTACTGTGCGCTGATTATCCCCAACAATAGCTACATTACTAGGAACTGTAATTGGTAACTGTTCGCTATATATACCTGTTTTAACAAAAATAGTGGAACCAGTAGAAGCTTGTTGACAAGCAAATTTAACTGAAGCAAAAGGAGTACTTAAATTAGCTCCATATCCTACAGTATCCGTACCGTGAGGAGCTACATAATAAACATTAGCACTTTGAGTAGCACCAATCCAATCAATAGTAGAACCATCTCCCGTAACTGTTAAACTTTGCCCCCTGTCGGTTGCCTGAATTACAGGCAGTATATTAGCTCCTCCAGTTACAAAAGTTGCCCATTTACCTGCTACTACATCTGTATTTAATCCAGAGGCTGCTGTATGATCAGATACTGCTATATAAGTATTACCTATACCATCTTTTACAACATCATCTTTTAAATATAAAGCGCCAGTTACCCATGAATCTCTCCAGCGAATACCGGAATTAAATTTTAACCAGTTACCTGCGGAAGAATCTGTGGCAAACACTGTTGAAGCGTGGGGGACTAAACTAATATAAGTATTACCACCATATACAACTACTTCATCAATTCCATACTGTACTGAAGCTGCCCATGCACCGCGATTTTTAAATCCGTAAACTAGTTTATTCCAGCTAGTTGTAATTATAGGATTAGTATCTTGATTATCAATAATTGCTTGGAATAGCGAACCGCCATAAGTTACTACCTGCCCGATAGTATATGCTGTACCACTAGACCATACACCCTGATAACTAAAGCCTTGTGTTAGTAATTCCCAAGCAGGAGTAGAAGTAGGTAAAGTTGCTGCTTGAGTTTGTTTACTGCGGTATGTATTTGAACCGTAAGTAACAATATCATTTAAGTAATATGTAGTAGCAGCATTATAAATACCTTGATATTTACTTCCACTTACAAATAGTTCCCATTGGGTAGTACTAGTAGGAACATTACCTGTTGTATTAACTTTTGCACGATAGATATTAGGGCCATATGCCGTCATATCGCCAGGTACATATGCAGTTGCGTTATTGTATACGCCTTTAGCACTAATACCCTCTACAAATTTATCCCAGTATGCTGTAACCGTAGGGTCATTAGATACTGAATCTTGTTTTGCAATATATACGGAACCGCCGTATAATACTACGTCATTCTTTTGATAGGCAGTTACATTGCTATAAGTACCTTCGTACTGAATACCATCTGCAAACTGCGACCAATATGTCGTATTAGGAGGTACAATACCTGTTCCATCTAATACAGCTACGTAAACTTTACCACCGTAAGCAATACCGTCACCAACATGGTAGGCAGTTGCAGGGTTAAATACGCCCTTGAACTTAAAGCCTTCAACCATTAGTGCCCAGTAGGCTGTGTCCGTAGGTAAATTACCGCTTGTTTTTAGTGCGTAAGTATAAACATATACATTACCACCGTATTTTACGATATCATTTGACTCGTAAGTAGTGGAATTAACCCACTCACCAGCAAAGTGAAAGCGTAACTTTCCTAAATCTATTAGTTGACTCATATTATATTAGCCTCATAAGTAAGTGTCCGTTAGTATCCCAAGAGAACTGAACAGTATCTTTTGACCAAAACCATTGTTTATAGTCATACTTGTCAATAATACCATCTTGGGGAAGAGACACTGGAGTGTCGCCGTCTAAAATTTCAATATCTAATCCGCCATTGTCTGGATTCATTCTGAATCCATAAAATACTTTGTCGGCTAAATCTGTTCCTGTATAGAATCCACTCATTATGAGACTCCCTGTAATATAGAGAAAACTACATCAAGGCTAGAGTCTACTAAAGCTGACACGATTAGTTTATCGCCTGCATTCAGTACTAACTTATTACCCTTCATTAACTCAAAAGGTTCGCCAGCTTCTATACGTTTATCTTTGTGTACGTAGGTATCTGCCGATCCTCTACGCATTTTAATAGTAAAAGGTATAGTAGTAGATTTTAAATTACTAACACTACACCCAATTACGATTGATTTATCTGCTGCAGTAAATACCACGACTTCTGTGGTTCCTACAGCGTTGGCAATTGCATTGGTAAAAGTTGTTGTTGTCATATTTTACCCCAGGGCAATTGCCATTATAATAGCCTTTTCGTTAGCTATCTGCTCAATTAAGGCATCTTGTCCACCACCAGAGCTAAAACTAGAGATTGTGCCGTTTGCCTTTTTATAGTACATAACACCATCTGCATCATTTATTGCTACTTCGCCGAAGTCTAAGTCTTCTGGTTGTGGAATATGTCCTACTAATGAGCTACGTTTGAATTTTATTACTGTAGCCATAGCGTGCCCTTATTAATAAGTGCCGCCATCAATTTGAGCTAAATATACATTTCCAGCAGTTAGCGAGAATTGTGTAGCATCAAATTTAGCTAAACCTTTAATTACGTTTGTAGCGGTAGGGATAATAGTTTGTAGAATACTAGTTATTAAACCTTTGCCGTTTACGGTAATTGTAGGAACTGTAATTTCATCACCAAAAGTACCAACTGTTGCATTAACTGTGGCTAACGTAATAGCTGCTGAAACATTAGCGGAACCATTAACACTAGCTAAAGTTGCTGTAGCATCACCTGTGATACTTAGGTTACGCGCAGTTTGCCATGTTGTAGCAGTACTAGCATTACCAATTAAAGCACCATGAACTTCAGATACATTAAGAATCTTGTTCATATTCCAGCTATCATCAACACTACCATATAGGATAGTTGCTGCAGCTGTTGGGCCTCTAACTGTAATACCACCACCATCAGCCATTGCTGCGGTTGTAGCGTCTTTAGCTAACTCAATATTCTTATCGCCGATTGCTACAGTGGTTGAGTTAATAGTTGTAACTGTACCTAATACTGTTAAATCGCCTGTGATACTAGCATTGCCATTAATACTGATATTAGCAGCAGTAATATCATTAGAGTTAAAAGTACCTGCTACTGTTACATCATTAAAAGTAACATTGCTGGTAGTATTAACTGCTTGGCCAATACTAAAAGTAATTTGATTATCAGTTACTGCTGTAGTAACTCCAGTGCCGCCGGTAAATAGTAAAGTATCACTTAGTAAGCTAACTGTATCTGTTCCAGTACCGCCAGCAATTGATAAGTTAGTAGCAACGTCAACTGTTGTAGCTGCTGTTACTAGACCTTTACCATTTACTGTTAATACAGGGATTTTTACAGTACTACCAAAAGTACCTACATTACTATTTACAGTAGCCAAAGTAAGCGCGGCATTTACATTTGCAGTGCCGTCAATACTTGCTAAAGTTGCTGTACCGTCACCACTTAGGGTCAAGTTACGAGCATTTAACCACTTGGTAGAACTTGATGCATTACCAGTTAAAGTACCGGTAATATCAACTACG